TTCTGAGATATAACACCAAGCGTTTCCTTCTTGTTTTTCATCAGCAGTGTTTGATACTTGTAGGCATAGTCGTGTATCAGTCCGCCCATTAGCAATACGCCAACTGGTGAAAAGAATGTGTGCAAGAATTTAGGAATGCTTGCTCCGTCAAATTGAAATCCCTTGGGGATAACATAGTCCTTGTCATTTAGTTTGTAGTGAAAGTCTTCCGCAATTTCCCAATGCCTTACTCCCATTAGCCATAGTATAATGCCCTTCCAGAAACCCTTGCCCTTGGTTTTAATTGGCAGTGGTTTCAACACTGGCATCTTGTCATATGCAAATGAGTGACAGGGTGCTTTTCTTTTATCAAATTTATTGATAATGTAGCCTATGATGACGACTATGATTAGTATAGTCCACATCCAGAACTTCATTGCGAGTGTTAGTAATAGATCCATTTGTTCGCTCCTACGTATTGTTGCATACGTATTTATTTGTTATGTGCTATTTTTTTCTGACAGCAAGGGTCTAAAGTTGTTGCCTGAGAAAACCACGCACTTAACATCAACGAAGTCTATGGCCACCGTGTAGGTAAAGGTCTTAGGATTAACGTAGGTTAGTATCCTGCCACTAGCATCTCTGTTGCCTGGTATGCTCCAGGTGCCATTTCCTTCCGAAAAGGGCTGTTCGCCATACTCGTCGATCATTCTAAAAAATGCTTCGTTGTTGACACAATTAACCATGAGCGGTAACTGTGTAACAGTTTGCTTCTGTTCTACGTCTGGGTCTGCTAGGGCTAGTTTAAACGTGGCCAATCCTAACAGAACGAAAAGGACTAGCCTAAACATTGTGTTTCTCCTATAAAGTATTTATAGTTTAACCACACCCTCGCGGATTAGTTTTTCTCTGTTTGCTAGATGCTTGAGTTGAATTTCTTCTTTACTTCCACCAAAGTAAGCAACAGCATGACCTTCTTCAACTAGGATATCTGTGACCATACGACTATCTTCTACTACGAAGTCGCCTAGGATGCGGCCAAACTTGCCCTTCATGTCCTCGCCATTCTTGTTGATCTGTGTTTTGAGAATGCCTGTCTTTCCTAGCAGGCTTTTTAGTCTTGCTTTTGATGCAAGACCGAATTTCTTTTCAACCTTGTCTCTTGTTCTTGATTCCGGTGTGTCAATACCCATTATGCGGACACGCTCGTCTGTAAGCACAATACCAAATCCTAGATCAATATCAACGTCTACTGTGTCGCCATCTATGACCTTGACGATCTTTACCCTATATTCATACATTGTTTCGCTCCTTTGTGTGTATTATTCTGTAATCATAAATTTTAAGTTGTCGTGTTTGGGATATGTTACTGCAACATTTCCTTCTGGACAGGCATAATCAATATAAGCAATCAGTGTTGCTGTGCCTGGCGCTACCTTTTGGGTAGATTCAATTTTCATTTTAAAAGCAAACGTATCAACAGTATCACTTGCAGGACCCATAAACTTACCAATACTGCTTGATGCTTTATGGACAATGTTTTCGCTGTCCCTAACTGTTAGAGTAAAGTCTGTGACTGTGCAATCATCTCTATGTTTCTCTCTTGCCACAGTAACTTTGTAGTCACCTTCGTATGGTGCTATGTTAAAATGCTCTGGTGCCCAAGTAAGTATGTCCTTGCTTGAGAACTTGTCCCATACAGTGTATCCGCCACCTAGCATTGCCAGTGTTGCTGTTACTACACCTATGCCTTTTGTTATATTTTCTACGTCAAAACTAAACATTAATCTTTTAATCCTTCACCTTTGTCCTTGTAGGCCCATTCGTCCGTGTGTCCAACACTCCACTTGGGATTGTTCTCAACTGTATAATTCTGTGTGCAGACTTTGAAGTCTGGTGTCTTGCGTTCCGTTGGCACTAGGCTCTGATCTGTAAACACTACTCTATTGTTTGGTTGTGCCGCAAACTGTCCGTTATCTAATTTTAAAATATTAAATGTTTTGTGTTCTGGATCGTGTTCACTAAAATTGATATCAAGTGTTGAGTGTTGTGCGTGACATGTATCAAGTGTAAACATATACTCACCTTTGTGCATTTTGCGATCTTTACCAAAGAACTCACAGTCACATAACATTGGTTTTTTAATTACAGTGATATCGTAATCAAAACAATCCCATATCTGTAGTGTATCTAGTGGAAGTTGTTCGCTGTGTAAGTAGTCTTCTTTCCACACAAATGCTGAAATAGGAAGTTTGTCATATAGTGCGCCATATTCTAGTAATAGTGTTTCAAAGTATAATGCTTTACCTTGTATGCTTCTAATTGAAATCCACATACCCGGAGTTACTTCTCCGTGTCCTTTTTGATGATCGTAAAGATATTCTTTCTTTACAAATACTTCAACAGGTGGTAAATTATGCACTAGAAACGCCACTATAACTCCTTGTTAATTATAGTAGTATTTATTTAAAGTGGGTGGATTATACGGTATTGACTATGCCAGCCTGATTGCGTAGATTGTGCAGAACACCCTCGCCAAACACACCAATGAACTGTGTGCCTGCTGATCCTTTTAGTTGAAACTCAATGTCCGTGCATTCATCATACACAAACGGCAACTGTCTGTCAATAATCATCTGCTCTAGGAACTCTACCTGGGCAACACGGAGGATGACACCAGTCTTTAGTCTAGCAACATTGCGGAATGCAATTGTTCTATTGTTCTGTGATGCACTGGCACAGAATGCTGATATACGAACGAGAGCAAACTGATAGCCTCTTGGCACTGTGTATATAGCCGCTTGACTCTTGCCCGTGTCTGCTAACATTTTAGCATAGGTAACTGTGTTGCCTGCGTTGGTTAATGTAATGTCATTGTCTGGGTTACTGAAGCCGCCATTGTTGTTGCCCACAGTAACTAAATCATTTATTCTCAAGTATTGATTCTGTGTTGTCTGTGTCACAGGCGAAGCAGTGAGTGTGATAGTTTCTTGTATCGCATCATAGTTCTCATCAAGCCCTTTAATGAGGACAGTGTAGCCTGCGTCTGCTGTATCCCAGCGTAGGGTCATTGTTTCAGCCACTGTGGGATAGGTGTAGGCAGTTGCGTTCTCCCAGGCTGGAACAAAGGTATCAGGGATAGCATCATTATATCCAAAGATGTTGCGGACTTCATTGCCTGCACTCTTGCCTAGGCCAACGGCATGATTCCAATTGATATACTTTTCATTATTACTCATTAGGTCCAGGGCCTCTGTGCTTGTAGGGCGCCTGTGTTTTCATCGTCGTCTGGATTGATGTCGTTATTCTCGTATGGGTTAGGCAGTCTGTTCTTGTTCCAAGTATACTCTGTCTTACCTTCACGCTCTCGCTTTACACTTGCGATTCTACCCTTGCGTTCTTGGCGAACTTCCTTGGTGTTGGTTGTTTCTAAATTCTTTTTATCGTCAATACAGATAATAGTATCGCCACCTTTAAGTCCTAGGTTTCCTACTCCAACAGCAATAGGATCACTGCCGTTGGCAACATCAGTAATGCTTGTGTCACGCTCTAGTGCTATATCGTAGTCGCTGTTTGTTAGCACTCCTACTGTGGGATCTTCGTCAGCAATTATGAGAGTAATAAGACTAACAAATGTAGCAGTATCAGCCGCCGATATAGTTCCACGTTTGCCTGTAAGTCCTCGATAGTTGAGAGTGATGTTTGCCATTAGTTATTCCCGTGAATTCTAGTTGTGGTTCCGCGAATGTCATCTGGATCCTTGGTGCCCTGCCACGTGTCAGCACCTGCATCAGTTGTGACGGCGTCAATGCTGGCTACCTTTTCGTTGGGCGTGTTGGCATAGCCTTCCACTTCATCAGTGTCAGCCACATCCACGATCTGCTTGAATCTTTTTATATCGTTATCCTCGTAGCCTTCTGGTTGAGGATCCACATCATTTACGATTTCCTCGCCTTCTGCTTGATCAATCATGTCAAGGATATTACGGATTATTTCACTTACTCGCATATAATTGTTCTCCACTAGTATTTAGTTAAATACATACATGTTCAAAGCAATAAGAAAGTGGTGGAAAGAACTGGGAGAATGTGAAGAAGAACTGGCACGGCTAGGAATCTACACATTCAATAACGCATTTGGACAACCTACATACATACAAAGAGATTCTAATGATAGACAAAAAACCCATAAACGAACTACTAAAAAATCTAAAGGATAACGGAAGATACAGGGTTTTTAATGACATCATTCGCGAGCGCGGTGATTTTCCCAGTGCCATCTGGTATGGTCCCTACAACATCAAGAAGATAGTTAATTGGTGTTCAAATGATTATCTGGGCATGGGTCAGCATAAAGTCGTGATTGATGCCATGCATACCGCACTGGATCAGACAGGTAGTGGTTCAGGCGGAACAAGAAACATAGGTGGAACAAGCCACTATCACGTTGCGCTGGAACACGAGATTGCAACACTGCACAACAAGGCCCGTGCATTATTATTCACATCAGCCTACGTGGCCAATGAATGGAGCCTGATTGCACTGCCTAAAATCATACCCAACCTAGTTTATATTTCAGACTCAAAGAATCATGCATCAATGATTGAGGGCATAAGACATTCCAAGGCGCCCAAGGTCATATGGCAGCACAACGATCTGGAGCAGTTGGACGAACTATGTGCAAGTGCTGTTCTAGCGGGACAGACACCATGCATAGTATTTGAAAGTGTTTATTCAATGGACGGTGACATATCGCCCATGAAAGAGATATGTGACATCGCCGACAAGTATCGTGCGATAACATATATCGACGAGGTTCATGCAGTAGGACTCTACGGTGATCACGGTGGAGGCTGGACGGAGAAGTTAGGGCTACAATCCCGTGTTGATATAATCAACGGAACCCTTGGAAAGGCATTTGGTGTGCAGGGAGGCTACATTGCGGCTGACGCTGAAGTTATAGATGCCATCCGTTCAGTTTCTTCCGGCTTTATCTTTACCACATCAATGAGTCCTGTTGCCTGTGCTGGCGCAATGGCCGCAATCAAGTATCTAAAGGATCACAACGAAGTAAGAGAAAAGCATCAGGAGCGTGCTAGAAAACTAAAACACAGATTACAGAAGAATGGTATAGAAGTAATGGAGTGTAGCACCACTCACATAGTTCCCGTGCTAGTTGGCGATGCTAAGAAGTGTAAGGCTATGAGCGACACGCTGTTGAATGAGCATAACATCTACGTGCAGCCCATTAACTATCCTACGGTTCCAGAGGGAACTGAACGGCTAAGGCTTGCACCAACTCCATATCATGATGATGGAATGATTGAGGATCTTATTTTAGCTCTTCAGAAGACTTTTGATTATCATCAGGAGTAAGCCTAAACTGATCTGCTAGATCGTCAGGCGTTCCGACTTCAAAAATCATACTGTTTGGTTGTAGTGCTTCTACACGGTGAGGACTCATTTCTCCAATGTCAACAGTTTTGCCTTCATCAAGGATAGCAGTAATCTCTTTTCCTTTTTGAACATCAGTAAACGTTATCTTAAATCTACCAGAATTAACAAACCAACTTTTTTTCTTATCCTTGTGTATTGATAAGGTTGTTGACACGCCAACCTTTTCAAAAACTAAAATTTTTCCGCAATAGTATTGGTTGGATGACCATACTAGTTCATACCCCCAACTTCTGTCTATCTTTCCTTGTTTAGTATATTCTTTATTGCTCATGTGGTTCTTTCCAATATTTAATTAGTTCGTGTTTAGGATCAACATAATCAGAATCTTCTAATTCTAAAAACTTTTTATTTTCATTGATGGCTTTCTTAATTTTTTCATAGACTATTACATTATTTCCTTCTGTAAGATGGCATTTCCGTCTGTCATTTAATCCACTCCAGTATTCAAGTCCAAAATATTTTTGTTCTTTCTCTGAAATATGGCATAAAGATAAATGAGGGAAGTGTTGTATGCTCTCCCCAAATGCTGGAATGATAAGGGTATTTGATGTATTAATCACATCAGCAACCATTAAATCATGAAAGCATTCCTCTCTAGAATCATCATAAAGATAATTGTAATAAACTTCACCCACATTGATATTATTAATTACAGGCCATGTGGTTTTGTTTGCATTCATATGATAATCGTATCCAGGAATCCACAATCTATTGGGGATTGTTACTACAAATATATTATAATCGTGTGTATTAAATTTTTTAAAGTGTTTGTAACTATACCAAAGACTAGTTCCTGAAAGGCTGTAATTTTTGATATGATAGTCCTGCCCAAGAAGTTCAACCCAACAAGGATAATCGTTTGTTACCCAGTCATCGTCACTAAAACTATCTCCAAAAATACCAACAGACTTCATTATGGTCTCTTGTCAATAATCTTATCAATCAATCCGTATTCGAGTGCTTCCTCAGCACTCATAAATTTGTCACGCTCCATATCAGCACTCAATTGATCAAAGGTCTTGTCTTTGCTATTATGTTTGACATAGATTTCTGTAAGATTCCTCTTCATCTTGATAATTTCGTTTACTTGAATTTCCATATCAGTTGCCTGTCCGCCTGCTCCGCCGCTTGGTTGGTGGATCATGTGTCTTGCATTTGGTAGCATGTTTCTTTTTCCTGCTGCTCCTGCTTGTGCTAGTAGACTTCCCATTGAACAAGCCTGCCCCATAACATATGTAGCAACATCTGGTTTAATGAACTGCATTGTGTCATATATGCTCATGCCGGCCGTTACAACACCTCCTGGACTATTAATAAACAAAGAGATGTCTTTGTTTGGATTTTCACTTTCTAAGAATAACATTTGGGCTACGATAGAGTTCGCCATATAATCCTCCACAGGACCATTCAGCATGATAATTCTTTCTTTAAGTAATCGGCTATAGATGTCGTATGCTCTTTCGCCTTTTGATGTGGTTTCGATAACCATTGGTATGAGTGCCATATATTCTTCCTTTTCCATAATTTCTATAAATTATAACGCATTTTGTTGTGGATGTCAATATTAATTATAGTCCATACCCAATAAAAAAGCGATTCTTGGCTGTTATTTAGGGGTTGACATATTGGTGCAGTTTTGCTATAATATATGTATTAATTAGGCAAACAGAAAGGCTACAAAATGGCATTTGAAACTACAGCACTCGATAGAATCAATCGACAATTCCGTGAAATGAACGCAGTTGCTCCCAATATGCACTGGGCACATGGTGTTCTCTGGATAGATACTAATGATGAATCACATCTTACAATTATTAAAGACGCTATGCTAGAAGACGTTTTGGACAGCAAGTATACTGTCCAATTTAATTGTCTCAAGGCAACCAAAACAGAGCCCTGGGATCAATGGGCAATGGATATAGTGGAGGCTGCGTAATGAGTGAGATGGGTGATATAAAATTTACTACCGCTGGAGACATGATGCGAACACAACCACAAGATATTATTGCTAAACTAGAAGCAGACAATTCACGTTTGGCCAAGGAACAGATCATTGAGGATGCTATGAACGAAGGACTTGACGAGTTCTTTGAAGGCGTTGCAATGTGCCTTGACAAGTTACACACATTTGGTGTCAAACAGGTTCCAGAAAAGAAAGAAGACGCTGGACAAGGTCTTGCCTGGAAACCATTTACAGAATTGGCAGAAAGTCTTTACAAGAGAGAACTAACTGGTCATGCGGCACAGGATGCTATTAAACTAGCAATGGATGTTGCTACACAGGAACAGTGGAATGGATTCTATCGTAGAATTCTTATCAAGGATCTGCGTTGTGGAGTGAGTGAAAAGACTGTTAATAAGATTGCTAAGAAATTAAAATTAGACAAATACAAGGTGCCCGTATTTGAATGCATGCTGGCGCATGATAGTGCTAATCACGAAAAGAAACTAACGGGCAAAAAGTTACTAGAACCTAAACTGGACGGTGTGCGTTGTGTTACAGTTGTGGATTACCAACAGAAGACTGTTACACAGTATACTCGTAACGGTAAGGTG